AATGATATATCTTCAATAGGTAATGATGTAAACTCTTCCCTAAAATCAGAAATAAATTTCTGTGCTGCGTCCTCATCTTTATTCATAATAACTGTCAATGCATCTCTAATTGCTGTTCTACAAGCAGCAGGAGTAGAGGACTTAACTGCTTCCAAACCCATGATCTTAAGTTTAGGTTTCTCATATCGAACACCTTCACTATCCCACACATTAAGAATGTAACGTTTCTTAGCAGTCCATATACCTTTATTAGCAATGTTCTCTCGCTTCATGAACATCTTCTGTTGATAAGCACCTACGTACTTGGCCAATTCTTCATAAGAACTCGTAATATACTTCTCAAGTTCCATCTCACAGATCTTATTAAGGAACGAGACAACGCTCTTATCAGTTTTCTCTCTGCCCTTGTATACAGTTTCGACCAAAGGACCAAGGTTGAGGTAGATACTATCAGTATCACTAGCAATAACATAATCTTCCTCCTCTGTTTTAAGTATCTTGTTTAGATACTTATTCATTTTGTTTTCAATCCAACGGATGCTAACCTGCCCACTAAGAGTAATCGCCTCAGCATTAGATAAGTTGTAGTATCTAAAGTACTGGTTTCCAATGGCACCATAAGCCGAATTGAGCTGTATTTTTCTAGCCATTTGGATGTTATTGAATTTACTAATATCTCTTTGTAGTTTGGCACTTGGCGAAACTTCATAATCCCGCTTCGCTTGGAGCATTTTCTTTTTATAAATCGTTCGCTCATCATAAATCTTCTGCATAATTTCTGGTAAGAATCCATACACATCCTTACGGTACTGAGCACCGTTAGCACATGTTGCAAACTCAGGATCAATCTCTATCTCTTGATTCAAGATCCTCTCAACGCTCGCACTGGGATGTCTAGTCTCCCAGAGGGTCTCTGGTGAGATATTGTATTGCATAATAAGATGAGGGTAGAGGCTATTAAGGTCAAAACTAACCACCCAATCATACTTTCCTGGAATCGGTTCTTTGACATAGGCTCCTGCGTATTTTTCATCCTTTTTAGATCCTTTTCTAGGTGGGACAACAATGTTCTTTTCACGTAGGTAATTATAAATGATGGTATCCCACATGCGAACCTGTGAGTACACATCCTCAAAGTTTACCTTCGCATCATAAGACATAGTAATTGCTAGTTCTAGCAACTTCATCTTATCTTCAAGACGGTCAATTAGTTCAACGTCTTGGATGTTATATTCCATGAACTTCTGCCAGTCAGAAGTATAGAAGTCCTTAAAGTTTTCGTATTCAGAGTGATCAACTTTTCGCTGACCAAGTTCGACGAAAGCGATGTGGTCAAGTCGGTAAGACTCTTGATTTGTATATGTAAACTTACGATATAGGTCAAGGTAATCAAGGATATTGACACCAGAAATATCGTAAGCATAGTTTTTACGTCCTTGAACATAAACTTCCCTCTCATTTGCACGGTTCCATGGTGACAGACTCTTCATCCATTTCTCACCAAGAACTCTGTTTACACGTCTAGCAATGTATGGTACGTCATATAGATTCACGTTCCAACCAGTTAAGATGTCAGGGGTATTCTCAACCCACCAACCAAGAAAATGATTTAACATTTCCTTCTCATTCCAAAAGATATGAGTCTCTACACCTTCTGGTGCTTCAAATTCACGAGTTGCCCAACAATAATACTGTTTTGTCACCATGTCTTTAATGGTGATTGACAACATTTCTTCTGCTGCTTCTTCTACATTAGGGAATCCATTCTCGCATTGAACCTCAATGTCCATTGCATAGATCTTCATCTGATTGATACTATAATCAACCTCATCAGGAAACTCTTGGGTAATAAACTGATATACAAATCGCTCATACCCATGAACTTTAAACCCTTCAACATTCTGATACTGTTGAATAAACTCCCTTGCTTCTCGTGAAGTTTCAAATTTAACTGGGCGAACATTCTCACCCTCTAGAGTTTTATACTTCTCCTCCTTGTTTGAAGTTACAAATAAGGTAGGACTAAAATGGGCACGAGATTGGACTCTTTGCCCATCCTCGTACCCACGATAGAGAATTGTATTACCTGCAAGTTGAACGTTGGTGTAGAACCTACTCATTCTGTGCGTTGTACTCCTTGGTAATTTCTTCTGATGCATCCACTATAGTCAAAACTGACTCAGATGTCAAGAACAAATCACGTTGTGAAGCAAACGGAGGGAATGGTGTCAATACTCCTTCAGGAGAAATACTAAAACATTTTTCAACTAAGATTGCAGGTTCTTCATCTAACTCACTCACTTGACCTATTAGATGCTCACTCCTGTTTGTCATCAACAGGATCTTCAGATTCGATGCCATTTGTTGCTCCAACTAATTGATTGTATTTTTCGACTACATCATCATGTGTTTCATATGCACTGATAATTTCATCATAACGAACGATGATTTTTTGATCCTTTGCAAGAGGTACATAAGGTTCCATAGTAATTTCAGGATTACTGAGTTTATGGATGTTACCTTCATCATCGTCAGCAGTTATTCCTTCAGAAATCCAAACACTATATGGTTGAATTAACTGATAACCAAGGATCTTTTTATCTTGATCTCCCTCCTGACTAATTTCACGGATGTCACAGATGACATCTTCACCGTTTCTTGTTCTTACGACCCTTACGCTCATAATTCCTCCGTTCAATTTCGTGTACTGCTTCCTTGATAATATCCTTAAGGATTCTATCTTCGGGTATATTTTTTTGTTCTGCGATGGGTCTAACATGCCGCAGAAGTTCTTCAGTATAACCTGAAGGTACCTCTAATGTCAAGAGGTCTGACTCACCACCATAGGTGTTTGGTTTTAAATTTACATAAACATTCATAGTAACCTCAAACAAAAAAGAGACCCATCGGGTCTCTTCTGTTGTATAGTATATAGTTATTTTTTAAGTCGTGTGTTTATTGTTGTTGATAGTTGTTGTTCCAACAGGAGAAAATAACGTATGTTTAACGTAATCTACATAACCTCTGATATTATATGATATGATAGTCCTTCTTGTATCGGTTCTACTAACAGGTGCTTCATGTAGTAGAGATGAAGGGAAGAGTATCATATCTCCTTCCTTTACCTTTGGTTGGAAGACCTCTACGTCACAATCCCAAGGTTGTCTAAATGGTGAGAAGAACCTAGTAGACTGATGTACCTTTGGATCAAACTCAACATAGATAATTGACGACCATCCAGTAAATCCATGACAGTGTGTCTTATGCTCCACCTGATTATAGTATTTTTGGTACCACATTTCAACAAACTCTACTGGATTACCATCCATAAAGTTTTTTAGATATGGTTTGATCACATCTAATACTGTATTGAAATAACTAGGCATCTCTTGAACCTTGCTACTGATAAAGAAGTCAGTATACAATCCACTACCATTTGGTTCCAATTGAGATTCATCCTCTGGAGGTAGTGCATCAAGGATTTTCTTTTTATTCTCAGACCAATTCTCTATAGGATAATGCACTATAGGAACAGAGAACATCGCATTTACAAATCCTAAATCTTTATTCATAATTTAAACTCAGGTTTCTTTATATTACCACTATTTACCAATACGGTCAACAGCATCCCTTGACTTCTGTAGTATGTCACCTCTAAGTGGTACATAACCTAGCACAGATGCCTTCTCTTGATACTCTGTAGAGAGTAACGTTTTAAAGGTATCCTTCACTGCTTCAGTCTTGTTACCATTACCAGTTTCATAAGCAAGTACCCATGTAAGCGTAGCAATGGGGTAAGCACCTTCTGCTGCAGGGTTAGGGTCTGTCCCTGCGAGGTTCTCATCGAGTGTAATACCATTGAGTGCCAGAGAACCCGACTCAACTGATGGTGTAATAAACTCACCATTCTTATTCTCAAGGGCAGCAGCAACAACTTCACCCTTAATGTAGGACTGATTAACATAACCAATAGCACCAATTTGATTTCTAATGTTGCCAGCAACACCAGCATTACCTTTGTTACCTATACCAACAGGCCAAGCAACTGATTTAGCAACTCCAAGTTTCCACTTGTCACTAAACTCATTCATCGATCTAGTAAATGATGCTGTAGTACCAGAACCATCAGAACGATATACCCATGTCATTGCATGGTCATCACAACCTACCTGTGACCAGTTGTTTATCTCACCAATAGCAACCTGTACTGCTTGCTCTTGTGTAAGTTTTAATCACAACCAGGCATATTATAACCGAAAGCAATAGTACCTCCTGTCATAGGTATCTGGACTAGTCCTCTTTTTGCTTTTGCTATATCACCTTTCTTCATTGGATCATCGGATGCTCCGAAGTCCACTGTTTCATCAAGGAATGCTTTTCGACCTGAACCACTACCGATTGCTTGGTAGTTTACTCTGTGACCTCCTGACTTCGCAAAGTCGGAGAACCATCTACTGTATATCTTAGATGGAAATGATGCACCTGCTCCTGAGAGTCGTGTTCGTGCTTCTGCACAACCAGGTACTGTGAGAGCAGCAAGTGCTGCTACTGCGATAAGCCTTTTCATTTGGATCCGCTTAGGGCATTATTATGTATCAATTATAGCATAAAAAAAGACCCCCTGTTAAGGGGGTCTTGTGTTG